AAGGAGCAGGCCCGAGAGATAGAGCAGACACTGATAGCCATTCAGGGCAAGTTTGGCACCATCTTGGGCTGACCTTCCCTCTTCTTTTTGCCCGGTGGACAATGACAGGCAAAGTGTCAAAGCAATCAACTAATAATAGTATAGGATCGCCCCTTATAATTACTTTCGGTACCAATGGTACTCTAAGGATGTGGTCTATTGGTGCCGAAAACCATCGATGATATATCAGGTCTGCCAGACCACGACATATTAGTGCGAATGTATCAAAAGATGGTGGACCATCTGGCGGAGCACTCTGAGGAAAAAAACGCCGTGCGGCATATCCTAGACGACCACGAAGACAGGATATGTCATCTGGAAGAATCGCAGACCGTCGAGGCCACAAAGGAGGGTATGCTGTCGGGCATCCTCAAGCATCCCATCACACTGGTCATCATCGGCTGCGCGATCTCTTTTGTCTCATGGTTCGGCTACAAGCTGATCTGCCACATTTTCGGGATGAGGATCTGAATGCAAATTCATGATATGGATTGGCGGGAAGTCCTCAATTCCTGGGACGTTGGCGACCTCCTCTATCTGAGGAGCATCATAGATGAAAAATTAGCAATGTGTTCAAGGCGAAAAACCATAATCAGGAGAGATGCGCGATGAGCATAATCGAACGGCTGAAAGCCGCACGGGAGGCCTTCCTGGGCGAGGAAGATCCGTTTTGGGAGGAATGATGAGTTTTCTTGAAGACCTGGCGGGCAAACTAAATACTGCAGGAGTTGGCGTCTATCCCGGCACCAGCTCGACCAGGACGATCTACATAGGTGAGATGCCCGACACCCCGGATGCCTGCATAGCCCTCTATGCCAGGCCGGGCCGAAGGCCCGCCATGCATTCAGGCGGTGACATCAGGCAGCCTGACCTTCATGTAGAAGTCCGGGCGGCTACATATTCTGCAGCTGTGGCCAAGCTGTCTGCAGTGGACGCGGCTCTGCACCGGACCGGAAACTATACAGTGGGCTCGATCCGCTACGTCTCGATTCAGGCTATCCAGGAGATGGTCTCTCTGGGCCGGGATGGTCGCAACCGCTCACTGGTCTCTCAGAATTTCGAAGTGAAGTACGAGTGATGTTTTTTATTCACTCTTTATAGTTTTATAATCATCATATTTTTACAATTTAAAAATTTAGGAGATGGTAAGAAATGGCTGCATTGAGTGGACAAACTTTGAAAGTGACAGTAAACGGCACTTTCATAGATGGTGTAGACGGTTGGGATTTCGACAACAAGGTCGACAGTAAGGATATCACATGTGCTCTGACTGGCAATAACGCCGTCTGGAGGCAGTACATGACTACCCTGAGGGATGCAAGCGGATCGATCACGTTCAAATTCGTCGACCTGACCGACGCCGGCCAGTTGGCCTTATGGACGGCTTTCAACGCTGGCAGTTCAGTGGAGCTGGCATTCTATCAGGATAGTACCCACTACCTGTTCGCAGACTGCATCATTACTAGCTTCCCAATATCTGCGAAGCTGGATGCAATCCAGGGCGAGGGTATGACGGTCGGTGTGCAGCTCCAGGATGCGGACGGCCTGCAGCTTGGTGGATACAGCTAGGAGGATCTATGGGAGCTACAAGCGGCCAGTACGCCGCTTTCTTTATACAGAACGGGACTAGCCAGGCCACCACCGGAGAGGCATGCACACGTGTAGGCTCGACGCTGGAGTACTACATCACCGCCAGGGCAAAGGCCTGGATGGACCCGGCAAAGACCATTGTGATCTACGATGGGGTCACGCCGGTCACTCCTGCAGTAATTGATTATGCAGCAGGGATGTTCACCCTCAGCTCTGCTCCGGCCGGCACGGTGACTGCAGACTTCTCGTATTTTACGCCGGTCGCCCTCGGTGGTGTGAAGGGCTGGTATCTCGACAACACGGTAGACACTAAGGACGTCACTGTGATGCCACCCACCCTGGACGATCCAGTGCTCTGGAAATCGTACCTGGCCTGCCTCCGACAGTGGAAGGGCAAATGTGAGAGGCTTTTTTTCAATGGCTTCGCCTCCGTCACGATGGACTGCGCAAATGATAACAGTGACCTCGTATGGACCCTGAAAGAGTGGGGAACCCCTGGCAACTTGCGGTCGGTCGAGTATCTTGGCGGAACAGACCAGACTCTTGAGGTAAGTTACAACGCGGACACAAAGAAATTCACTGTGCAGTGCGCGACCACAGGGACCACGATAACCAGCACCGCGGCTCAGATCAAAGACCACGTAGAGGCGGATGCTGTTCTAGCCGCCCTGGTGGATGTCGCCTACTCGGGTGCTCAGACCGGGGCCGGTGTAGTCGAGGCCAAGACCGCCGCCCTCATGACAGGGGGCAAGGACTTCTCTCTCGACACCGCCAGGATAGGCCAGAAGATCCTCATCCGGCACTACATCGACGGGACGACCGGGGCCCTCAAGATGCTTTCGGGCATTGGCTGGATAACCGGCCTGCCCATAAATGCGAAGCTCGACGATGTACAGAAGGCGGACATCGAGTGGCAGGGCGAAGGCCCTCTAAAATATCATACAGTCTGAGGCATGAGGGGCTGTGATGGTCTCGCGAGCGTGATCATTTTAGTGATAACACTAAAATGTTCATTGCTATCGATTTTTGCGCGAGGCCGGAGCCCTCATCCCAGGCCACTTTCAGGCCTGGTAAGTATTACCTTTCTAACCCGAAAACATATAGATAAAAATGGGATGATTTAATATGGAACCTTTGGTACCTTTGGAAATCGGCGGGGAACAGTATTTCATTCGTTACCCTGGCCTGGCACAGATCATAATTCAGAAGTCTGCAGGAGAGTTCCTGGGACTTCCTAACAAGCGGATCAGCGTAACTGATCTTATGGGCGTCGCTGCAAGCGGGGACGTCGAGGCCCAGGCGTACCTCCTCTGGCAGGGGATCATTGGCGGGATGCCCGAGAAACGTAAGATGAAATTTGAGGAAGCAGTAGAGCTGAGGGATCAGTATCTCCTCCAGGACGACCTAGACGACGGCAGCCGCTACATGAAATTCTTGGAGGCTATCGGCTCTGCCATCGATGCCGCTTTCGGAGCGGACCGAAAAAAGGCTCAGACGAAACAAGAGGCGGAGAGGAAGGCGGCCAGGCTGGAGGAGCTGAAGACAATCTACCTGGCCAAGATGAAGGCAGAGGAGGAGGCTGGGACTGGTCAGAAGCCTACAGAATCTGCATAGGCTCGTTAGGCCTCTCACCATCTCAATTTTTTGAGCTTACACCTTATGAAATTAACCTGAAAATCGCGGCCAGGAACCACGAAACCAACACACGAGACCGCGATATCTATGAACTCGCCGCTCTGGTGACAATCGGATTCAACAGTCCGAAGAAGTTTCCCAAGAGCTTAGGGAAGTTCCGGCCTATCCGAGAAGAGCCAGATAGGCCGAAATTCTCCGAAGAAGAGAGAGAAGAAGCTGCCGGGCTGGGCATTGAGATACCGCCATACTTTTGAGAGGTTTTTATGGAAGTCGGAAAAATAAGCGCCGAAATCCGAGCAGACACAAGCAAGTTTGACTCGGATCTAAATTCTGCGAAGTCGAAAGCATCCAGCGCGGCAAGCGACATCGAGAGCCGGTTTAAGGGCGTGGGCTCTGCCATCGGCGGTGCCCTGAAGACTGGGATAACGGTTGCTGCCGTGGCAGCTACAGGGGTAGCCACTGCAGGCCTTTCTTCATACCGCGACCTGGAAGAGGCTTCCAGTCAGGCGGCTTCAAAAGCCGTCGATGTATATGGAAAATCTGCCGAAGAGATAGGAGCAGAGTACGACAAACTGCTCAAACATGTTATGGATGTTTCGGCTGATGTCGGTGCGTCGACAGTATTCGATGATCTCCAGGTAGCAAAAACATTTGATGCCCTCGCGGCCGGAGGCGTTGATATCAGTAACGTGGGCAGGACCCAACTCCTCCCCTTCATGAATCTTGCCAGCTCAACCGGCGAAGATCTCACAGCCGTGACGGACCTCCTGACCGGCTCTATGGCATCCTTTGGCTATGGCATGGATGACAGCGGCGTCATAGCTGATCAGCTTGCTATGGCCATGAACGCCTCCAAGGCAAGCATGTCCACGCTCAACTATGCCCTTCGGCAAGGCGGATCAACTGCTTCGGCTACGGGCATGGAGCTGTCTGAGTTTTCGGCAATCGTCGGAGTACTGGCAGATCGCAATTATACTGGCGAGCAGAGCGGTGCTGCACTGAAGACCGCCCTGCTGTCCCTGTATACCCCCACGAAGGTACAGAGAGAAGCCATGGAAAAGCTCGGGATCACCTATGACCAGGTGGACCCAAGAGTTCACAACTTCCGGGATACTCTCAAGTTGCTGATAGACAAGGGAGCTGACATAGGAGATTTTGGCCAGATATTCACGGACAGCTCCGGCGCGGTGATGTACGCCCTGGCCGAAGAAGGCGATGCGGTCGATGACCTAAAAGAGAAGATTGTAGGCTCCCAGGGTCTCTCCCAAACCATGTCTGACCTGATGATGGACTCTAACCGGCTGGTAGGTGCTTGGGAGGAGGCCAAAGGCGCGACAATGGGCATGGTAACGGCCATTGGCGGCTACCTGGAGCCGGCTGCTGTGAAGCTCCTCAACGCCTGGAAAGATCTCATACCAGCTCTCCGAGAGTTCGGATCTGCAATAGCCTCGGGGGACTGGTCGAAGGTTGGGCAACTCCTGGGAAATGCTTGGACTGTCGCCAAGGAGAAAGGCCTGGCTTTCTTCGATTGGGCCAAGACCGCCCTCCAGAGTATCGACTGGGGCACGTTGGCCACTCAAGCAGGAGGACTCATAGCCGGGGGCATCCAGACCGGCCTAAGCGCTCTGTCCGGATTGGGAGCAACTGTCGGTGGCTGGATCAAGGACTTCGACTATGCCGGAGCTGGCCGGACTATAAGCGGCTGGATCAAATCCGGTATAGATGCTCTGGTTGGCATAGGAACCACGATCGGCGGCTGGATAAAAGATTTTGATTATGCAGGAGCAGGAACCACAATAGCGGGTTGGCTGAAAACCGGATTTGATACGCTTTCTGGTATTGCTGCGACCCTTGCTGGCTGGATAAAAGATTTTGATTATGCAGGAGCAGGAACCACAATAGCGGGTTGGCTGAAAACCGGATTTGATACGCTTTCTGGTATTGCTGCGACCCTTGCTGGCTGGATAAAAGATTTTGACTACACCGGAGCAGGCACCACTATAGCCGGGTGGATCAGCACCGGCATAGAGACTCTGAAGGATATCGGGGCCACTATCGGCGGCTGGATCGAGGATCACGGCGGCTGGAAGGGAGTAGGGGAAGCTGTCGGCAAGAAGGTATCCGATGGGATCAAGGCCATAACCACCTATGCCCAAGGAATCGCAGACCGGCTCAAGGAATGGTATAACTCCAGCGGCCAGGCTATAGGGCAGGATATAGGAAATAAGATAGCCACGGGAATCAAAGCGGTAACGACCTATGCCGATGGGATCAAAACCAGGCTGCAGGACTGGATCAATGGCGGCGGTGCGGCCACATTGGGCTATGATATCGGAAACCGTATAGCAGAGGCCATTAAGAGCGTCGCAGACCTCGGAAAGTGGATTGCCGATAGCCTGACAGAGAAGGGCGGGGGCAGCCTTATAAGAGGGGCAATCGAGACGGCGGTGGAATGGGCATCCCTGGGGGCATCTGCCGTATCCCAATTCGTTAGCGGTTTTGTCGAGGGTCTGGCTCCAATCGGGGCATCTATCTACAATACGATCATAGATGCCGTCTCGGGCGTTCTGGGCATGCTGCCGTACGGGGTAGGCGAGGGCCTGGCGGGTACCTTACAGTCTACAAAAATGGAGGTAGACTGGGGCAAGAAGACGTACAATGCGAAAACGGGCACATGGTCATCATCATCTTCATCTTCTTCAGGTAGTGGATCGTCGGACATTGCAGCCGATACGGGCGTGGCCCGCACCTCCTTGGGGACCTTGGCTGCAAAATGGCTGAATGGACAGCTCATGATCAGCCAGGAGATAGGCAGCGGAAAGTACATCACCGCCGAAGAATGGGCCAAGAAGGCCGGCGCGTCTGGGAAATTCACCGAAGAAGATATAATGACTGAGCTGAAGAAGCTCTATGGTCAGGGCGGAGTCGCAACCACATCGTCAGACAGGGAAAAGATTATTGGATGGTTCCGGGAAGGAGAAAAGGAGGCCGCTGCTATCGAGGTCGCCGCCGCCCGAACGAATGCCGCGACCACCACCACCACCACCAAGAAGAGCACGGATGAAATATACAAAGCTACAAATAATTACAAGACCGCTAGCGACAGCGTTAACGCCGCGATGGTCTATACAAACAATTGGGCGAATACACAATTCCTAACCACATCTTCAGTTCTCAGCAACGATATGAAAACGGGTAGCTCTGCGATCCTAGAGAGCGCCAAGGCCGCCAAAGTAAATTTTGATTTGGGGACTTACAATTGGGTCACAGGCACAAACCAGTCAAAAAATATTCAGACCAGTGCAGCCAACCAGTCCGCCGCTATTGCTTTGAACAATACCAACGAGCGGGCGGTAATCGAGATCAACGCCGCCAACGCATCTAGCCTCTACACCACAGCAGCCGGCCTGGGGCTGAAGGCAAACGTCGACACATCAGGTACAGACTTCTCTACAAAAGTCGAGGCCGCCGGGGACAATCTAGCCAGTGCGGTTGGCAGCATCGCCGCCATGCTAGGCGGCGGTAGCTTCGGTGGAGGGGTCGGAGCCGGCGGTAAGTGGTCGACGGCCGGCGGTAAGTGGTCGACGGGAACAACGAATTTTACTGACTGTCTATTCGAGGGCGGTTTTGTGGACGGCTGCACTGGCGTCTCAATCCCCGGCCTGAAATATACAAATCCTCAGGGCGTCACATCCATCATCAACCCCATGAATTACATATCAGGTGGCGGTATAAGCAATTACATCAATCTCCGAGCCAGGGGAGGGCTAGTAGAATCGCCTGAGATCGCCATGATAGGGGAGGCCGGTTCTGAGCTTGTACTTCCGCATGATATTACTCAGGAGATCGTCAGCCTGACCAAGATGGGCAGGGCCGCAAAGACAGGCGGTGGGGGCGGGGACACGACCATCAATATCAATCTCGATGGGCGGCAGATAGCACAGGCTGTCATGAATCGGGCCACAGGTATGATGAGGCAGGCCGGGCTGGGGATCAGATGACGACCTGGGGGGACGTAGCTAGCCTGACCTGGGCAGAGCTCGGGGCCTACACATGGGCCGAGCTGATAGAGCGGGGCATCTCGATAGAAATTGCAGGAGTGGTCATAGGCCAGCCACTCCTCGACACCCTGAGCATTGACACCCGTATCGAAGAGCGATCTACCGCAAGCTTCCAGATTCTCGACAATGGCGCTGGATACGCATTCGAATACGGCCAGGAAGTCATCATCTATGACTATGATGAAAACATAGTGTTCGGTGGGATCATCTCCGAAGCCAAGAAGAAGAGCCCTGCCGCACCTTCGTGGGGCTGGATGGTGCATCATATAGATTGTGTGGATTATCATGCTCTGGCAGACAGAAGGACCTTCCTTGGGGCCTATGAGGAGACCACCGGGGCGGAGATAATCTATGATGTACTGGAAGTCCTGGCCGAAGAGGGCATCACCGAAGGAGAGATTCAGCCGGGGGCAGAGCTGGAGAACATCTCCTTCAATCGGGTCATGTGCACCGAAGTCCTTGAGAAAGTCTCGGAGCTTTGCGGCTACACCTGGTTCATTTCCGAAGAAAAGAAGCTCTACTTCGTCGCAAGGGGCACATATGCAGCAGCCTGGCATATTGCGGACGGCACCGATATCAGGCACGGCTCTCTAGAAGTTGTGTCGGGCAACCCAGAATACCGGAATGTCCAATACGTTCAAGGCGGCCAGGCCCTCACAAGTACCCAGACAGAAAGCTTTATTGGCGATGGAACTGTACGAAGTTTCCCTCTAGGTTATCCTCCGGCAAAGGAGCCCACCATAACCCTGAATGGCCTGCCTCAGACAGTGGGCATCAAAGGAGTGGACACATCCGGCTATGACTGGTATTGGTCGAAGGGTGATATGGTCATCGCTCAGGAGACCACCGGCATAGTCTTAGAATCTTCGGATGTTCTCTCGGTGTCGTACATCGGCACCTACAAGCTCATCGCGAAGGCATCCCAGCAGGCAGAGATCAGCCGGCAAGCCCTGGCTCAGGGCTTCGGGTCTGGGAAAATTGAGAACGTGGCCAAGGACGCTGCGGTGCAGAGCCAGGATTCTGCCGTTGCTATGGCCAGGGCAAAGCTCCTTCATTATGCCCGAATCGGCACCAAGATCTATTATGAGACTCTGACCCACGGTCTGGCTTGCGGGGTCCTGCAGACGATCACCTATACTGCAGCCGGCCTAACGGCCATTCAGGGACTCATCACGGCTATATCGGTTAGAACTGAGGACGGGGTCCTGATCTATCAGGTGGAGGCATGCGACGGGCCGGTGGAGGACTCCTGGGAGAAGATCTTCTGCCGGTTGGCAGATGAGACCAAACGGCAATCTGCAGAATCGCTAGGAGAGGCCGATGTAGTACAGGGCTTAGAAGAATTTTCGAAAGTCTGGACCTCCTCGGACCACCCTAACCCGTTCCTCTCAGTGGACAGCTCTGGCACTCCGGCGGACATAGACTTCCCATGCCTGACGGATGCGGACAAGCTCTCCTATTGTGTTCTATATACCGGCGGAGTCGAGTTCTTCCGGAAGCCTGTCACCTCCCAAACCATTGGGGCGACTCAGATAGATACCGTATGTCTGGTCCTGGCAGCAGAGGCCAATGGAGTAGCCATCTCTCACGTGGGCCTTTGGGGCGGGGATGGCTGCAGCCAGACGGCAGGAACGGGAATAGAGATGGAGACGCATGCTTACGTGAAAACCAAAACCAGTTTAGAGAGTTTGCAGTTCAATTTCACCGATACTTACGAGGCCTGATTATGGGGACGCCATGCACAAGAAATTCCGGGATAGTGAAACCGCTATCGAGTGAGCAGGTGAGCTATGAGACGATCAATAGCAACTATGATACAATCGATGCTTCACTGGCTAAAGGAAAATGGGATGCCACGGTAGACCCCGCCGTCACCGATGACTCGGGGGACGGCTATGCCATCGGCTCCATTTGGGTCAATACCACCGGGCATAAGGTATTCATCGCCGAAGCGGTCACAGTAGGCGCGGCAGTCTGGAGACAGGTCTGGCCTGCCCTGGTTGCCGATATGACAGGCCTAATAAAATCGGATGGTTCTGTCGCCCTCTCCGCCAACTGGGATGCCGGCGCTCATGAGATCCGGGCAGAGACGCTTGTGGCTGATGTGGCCACAGGCACAGCGCCACTCACGATAGCAAGCACGACGAAAGTTACTAACCTGAATGCAGACCTGCTAGATGGGCTGGAGGATACGGCTTTCCTCAAGCACTCCCTGGCCACGGCAGTCAATGATATGCTTATGGCATCGGGGTCGGGGGCCTTCGCCAAAAAGACGCTGGCAGAGGCGCAGGCTCTCGTATGCCTGCCCGGGGGCGTCTACTGGCAGGCCCTGATCAATGGCTCCTTCCAGATCAACCAGCAATCTGTCGCCACATATACGAGTGCAACTACTCCTGCCAATAGCGATGATACTTACCTGCACGACCAATGGATATTGCTCTCAGATGGCAATGATATTGTAGATGTTTCTGCAGAGTCTTCAGTAATTCCAACAGGAGGCTCCGCTTCTGCGAAGTTCGAAGTGGAAACGGCGAATAAAAAGTTTGGATACCTGCAGATCATCGAGAACAAAGACGCGATCAAGTACGCCGGGAAGGTCGCCAGCCTCCAGTTCAAGGCCCGGACGGTCACAGGGAAAGTAATTGAAAATGTGCGGGCCGTTGTCCTTTCTTGGAACGGTACGGCGGATGCCGTAACAAGCGATGTGGTGGCATCCTGGGGGGCAGAAGGCGCTAATCCCACATGGGCGGCCAATTGGACAGCGGAGAACACCGCATCTAACCTGACTCTCGTGGCCGATACATGGACTACCTACAAGATCGAGAACATAGCTATCGATACTGCCTCTATGGCCAATCTGGCCGTGCTCATTTGGGTGGACGATACAGATGCTGCCGTAGATGATCTACTCTATATCTCGGATGTACAACTGAACCAAGGCCCGGTATGCCTTCCATATATGCCAATTTCTTTTGTGCAAGATCTGTGGAAGTGCTATCGATTTTGGGAATCCTCGTATGCTTACGGAGTCGCGCCAGGGACTCCGAACAGCGGGGCGGGCCTTGCGTTGCTGGTGGGTGTTGGCGTTGGCGCTGCTCAATATTTAGGCCGCGGTTTTCGACAGCCAAAACCAGGGCCAACCGAAATAACCGTATATAGTTATATAGGAACTATAAATAAAGTGTCGGACACGGGGTCAACCGACGTTGGAACGTCCTGCGTTTCGGTCAATACCAATCGAGACGCATTCCGAAAAGTAACTGACGCTTCGAATCCTTTCACAATCGGGGCCTTCTATCAAGCACATTGGGTAGCGGACGCGAGGCTCTAAAATGGCTTACGTCCCCACCACATGGGTCGAAACGGGCATGAGCACCCAGAACAAGGTGGATGGACTCAATAACCTGGAGACCATCTACACGTCCGCGATTTCGGCAATTGACGCTATCGGGCACAGTGAACGGTATTATACCAAGACCGAGGCCAATGCCAAGTATTTCACAGCAGCCACAGACGGCTCCGGCTCGGGGATGATCGCAGCCACCTTGGATGGGTGGACGGCCCAGCAAATCATCAACTCGGGCACTCCTGCAGGATGCATAGGGCTCTGGCATTCCACAGTTGCGACCATCCCGGCGGGCTGGTACCTCTGTGATGGCCTGAACTCTACCCCAGACCTGAGGGATCGCTTCCCAGTAGGCGCGGGCGGGAACTATGATCTAGGTGACCTGGGCGGATCAAACAGCGTCACCGTGAGCGCGGCATCCGTGACCATAGGCGGGCATGCCCTCACGGCGACAGAAATCCCCAAGCACACGCACGGCACCATCCCAGACTGGTGGGGGGCGTTGTCCTCTGGAAAATATCCTGCCGGTGATGGTTCAATTTATTATGCCAATGGTATAACAATAACGAATGAATATGGAACTACCGCCTCAGTCGGTGGCGGAGAGTCACATACTCATACCGGGAGCTTTGCGGGGACCACAGACAAGGACAAGCGCCCTCCTTTCCGGGCTTTGGCCTTTATCATGAAGGGGGCGGTATAGGTGGCGTATACCAAATATCATGATCCCTGGAGCGACACGGATCTTCGATCAGCGGAGGCTATGAACCACATTGAGGGACAGTGGACCTCGATAAATGCTCTGATAGTGGTGCATAACCACGATGATCGCTATCACACGAAGACTCTTGCTGATAGCACTTTTTTCTCGACTTCGTTCTATACTGGATGCGATGCTGATATGCTAGACGGGAACCACCTGAGCACCATCGTACAAGAGATCATGCCCATAGGGGCAATCATGGCCTGGCATTACGGCACCATCCCCACCGGTTGGTATGTGTGTGATGGGTCGGCCCACAATGGCTATACGACTCCTAATTTGGTGGAGAGGTTCATAATAGGTGCCGGGGGAAGCTACAATCCTGGAGATACCGGAGGCCCAGGAAGCTGGAACGGGACCATTACCCCAACCGCCTCCGTAACTATTGGCGATCATACTCTGACCACCGATGAGCTGCCCGTCCATGCGCATGGATATACGGAAAAGAGGAATTCGCTTGCCTTGATGTCGTCCGGGGCGGGATCATGCCCAGATTTTGCGACTCAAGAAGACTCGGCCGTGTTGGAACAATCTACTGGAAATGATTCGCATAATCATACCTCGGGATCGAGCATCACGTTCAATGCATTCGATTCCCGGCCTGCCTATTATGCCGTCTATTTCATCATGAAGTGTGAGTGAGGAGATCGAAATGGCTTATACTCCTAATCCTACCTGGCAGAGCACCACCACCCTAGACTCTGCGAAGTTCGATAACCTTGAGACTCAGTACGATGAGGCCTACTCTTATCTGTCCACCCATAACCACGACAGCTCATACTACACCAGCACCTACATGCTCTCCACGTTCTGGCATGCCGGGAACGATGGCTCTGGCTCGGGGCTGGATGCAGATCTCCTCTACTATTCAGGTGGGAACCTGCACTATTCAGACTTCGCAGGCCTGGGGGTCGAGGCCGGCCTGATCATTTGGTGGTATGGGGCCATAGCCAATATCCCGGCTGGATGGGTGCTATGTGATGGAAATAATGGGACTCCAGACATGCGGGGCAAGTTCTCTTATGGGGCAGGGGGGACGGCAAACCCTGGAGCGACTGGCGGATCATCGACCTTCACAGCGACCGGAACGCTGACAGTAGGAGCCCATTCGGTGACTATCGCCGAGATGGCCGCGCACACCCATGATTTTCTGGATAAATATATGAACGGGGTATCATACGTTGGTTATCCCACGACATATCAATATATTGTCCGATCTGTTTATACGCATAACGGGACCACACCCAATGCCGGATCAGGCGCCGGTCACGGCCACAGTGCCGCAGAAGGAACAAAGATAACCGGGAACGCCGTGGCCAGCCTGCCTAACTACTACGCCCTGGCCTACATCATGAAGACCTGAAAAAAAAGAATCACTTGCTCCTCTCAGAGAGGAGCTGGAGAAGCTGTATACGGCGATTCAGGCTATCTAGCCTTATGCCGGCCAGCTTGTACCCATGCTGCGCTGCCCGGCTGGCCTTCTCCGCCTGGTGGAGAGTAGTGAGTTGATCGCGGGTCGCCCTCTGGGCTTTCTGCTGTTGCCTGCCGGGGTCCGTGATCCCATCGGCTACAGCCTCATTGATTGCCGCTAGGTATGCCGTCTCCCTGGCTATGGCAGCCTCTATCCGGGCCTCTTCGGCCAGGAAGAGCGTTTCTTCAGCTTCTTCTAGGGCAGCGTAAGCGGTCTGGAGCTTCTCGTCGTTGACTTCGGGGCTGTTCATCCTCGCGAAATAGCCCTCGTCCGGTTTGGGCTCGTCGGGGACCGAGACTCCACCACATGCAACGGCCATCTCCGCAATGGTCATGAATGGATGACGGGGCTCTACATCCAAGGCATAGCCTCCGGGATCTGGCCGTCGTAGAGCCTGTCAATCTGGCTGTCCTCCAGCTCTCCGGCTCCGGCCAGGTTCAGGACTGTGGCCTCAGAGGATCTGCCGCCCAGGGTATCCATCCAGGGGTCATCATCGAAGATGCTCCTCTTCGCGGTTGCGTTGCGGTCCATCTGGCCTGTCAGGACGGCAGGAAGCTGATAATCCTGGCCGATGAGTGTTGCCCCTCTGGCCCCATAGAAAGCATCTGTGGTCTTCAGGGACGGGTCAGCCGGCAAGAAGGGCACCCCCCAAGATGTCTCTCTGACGTCTACTGCTCCGGCGATACCTGCACCGATCATAGCGATCAGGGCTACAACTGCGATCATAGTCTTCATTTCTTTTCATCTCCAAATATAACTCTGTCAAACATATTTTCCCAAGACTCTTTAGGCCGTTTAAGGGCCTCATATTCTTCGAACTCCTCTTGTGGAATCCGAAGGATTATAGTCCTTATCGGTCTATCCCCTCTTGGCATAATCAATGATTGATTGATTCATATATATAGCTTTCGGTGATTCGAATGATTAGAAGATGCGTAAACCTATCGGATGGGGCGGCGAAAGTCTGGGATGATTACCAGGCCTCCCACCCCGGCCTCAAGCGCGATCCTGCTCTGGATGCCTTGATCCTGGAGTACGGGGGAAAAGAGCCAGAGGAGCCCACCAGGCGCGATGTCGAGGTCAGCCAAAAGGGAGACCTAATCCTGGTCCGGGCCGGGCTCAAGACTCTCCTATCCACTCCGAAAAGCGACGCTGCAAA